CCAAGAATAAGGTCGATATAGGCTTCTCTTTGGTCTGCTAATTGAGTAATCAAAGCATTATCTACAGTTTGTCCACTAACAGATTGTCCATAACCAAGAATTACTTGAAGACTTGTATCTACAGAAGGCTGATTCTGTATATTTAATCTTCCTCTTAACTTTCGGGCAATTTGTTCTTCTGTCGTATATTTCATAATTAAAGATTAAACAAATCATTCCAAGTCTGAGTTTGTGGAGGAATCTTCATCCGAGATAGTTCTTTCATTCGTTGGGAATCCGCTTGCCTCTTATAGGCGCTGGCACTAATTCTTCGGGAAGAATCTTTAATAGTTTCAACTCTTACTCTGGTATCAGCTTTAAGCCTTTCTAATCCTTCTCTCGATTGAAGTTGTCTTTCTAGAAGATTTTGTCTACTAGCAAGTCTTTCTCTTGCAAGTTTTCCACTAGTTGCGGTGTTTAGTAATCGGGAACCTGTACCTACTCCATAAATTGCAGTATTAACAGCCTGTATCTGTCGTCTTTTCTTTCTTTCAGCAATATTCTGTCTTTCATTAATATACCGAAGAATAGGGCTTACTGCTTTAGTAAGTTTCCCAATAGATTCAATTCCGTTATCAATAAGATTCCCCCTATTAGTCATAGCTGAAATCTCTGTATCATACCCTGCTGTACTTCCTTTACTACGAGCTAGACTTTTACTAATCTTACGCTTTGTAGCTTCACTCATAGGCTTACGACGCTGAGAGAATTTAATATAAGAAGAAGATTTAGAGTTAAAGAATTCAATATTCTTCTGTTTTCGATTATTAAACTTAATCCAAAAGTTATTTGAATATTTCCTAAAACCTAAATTCTTTTTCCTTCTGAGTCGGTCTTGCTCCGCTCTCCTTTGTAAAAAAGCATAAAAGTTACGAACTCTAGCTTTGTCATTCTCGATTTTAGCCGTTAAACGAGTATTAAAGCTCTTATCAGGTAAAGCAGAAGGTTGAACAATAACTTCTTTAGTTATTGGGGTATTTTCTAAAGTTTCTAAATCTGTAGTAGCTTGGGTTTTAGTTGCTTTAACTTTCTTGGCTACTTGTTTAATAGGTTCAGGTGTAACAGCATCCATAACACCCTCACCAAATGATCGACCTACTGATTTAACTTCTACACTTTTTCTTCTGCCAAAATTTCTTTTAGCTTTTTTTACACCAACAATACCTTTTCTTACAACCTTACCTAAAGGACTCTTTTTTGCCCCTTTGATAAGAGCTTTTCTATTAAGAATAGCAGCGGCTAAAGTAGCCCCACCTAATAAAAGACCTGCTTCGTCATTAAATTGCTTTAGTGTGGATTCACCATAAGGGTCTGCAACAGTTTTCTCATCAATTACAAGTTTATTTCTTGGGTTTTTAAGAAAAGCTCTATACTTATCTTCTACTGATTTCCTAATAACTTCTCTTGCAAGCTGGTCTTGAATTTCTTTTTCAAAATCCGCTTCTTTATATGCACCGAAAACTTTACTTGCAGCAGATTTTTTAGCTCTTTCTTCAATTACCTTAGTTCTTTTTTGGCTAGCTCTTTTTAACCAACCTCTCTTTGCTCCTTCACTTCTATTGCGAAATTCTTCTCCAGAAGTAACAGGTTCAGAAAATTGCATTATTCGTCGGTCGAAAACCATAGCATATACCTACTTACGACCTTCATGAGAGTATTTAGTATCGATAGGATTAATCCAACTATAACGTCCCTTTCGACCACCCCCGTAGTTTCCTACAAGTCGCATCGGATTAGAGCCAGTTTTTTCAATAGGAATTAGAGTAGTTTTCCCTGTAGGAGGGACAGATACACCTCTATCAGGTCCATGATAAGTAACGTTAAATCTTTCTTTTGCTTTTTGTTTCGTATCTTTATATTTATCAATACCTGAACGTTGTGCAGTAGTAGTCTGATAAACTTCAGTTTGTTTACGAGGAGTTTCTTCTACACCTCGTCGAACATCCATTGCCGGGTTTACAGATTTTTCGTAATTAGCTTGATTTGCTTTCAACTTACTCAAATCTCTCCAATCACCACCACCTCGACGTTCTACTTTTACCGTAGTTTGATAAGGTCTCATATAGAAATCTCCTTTAATTTTTTACTATTAGTATATAAATTTCTTAAAACTTTCTTGTTTCTTATCTTATTGATAACTAAATTTAAGTTTAATTTATTAGCCTCTTTATCGTTCATCTTTTTTTCTTAAGCTACCAAATAAAAAAAGAAATAGAATTTAGTTTTTCTATTTCTTTTATTCTATCTTATATTATTTAATTTCTTGTTACTTCAACAGCAGTGTAAGTAACATTAGAAGCTGAAGTTGAAATTAAATGAATCTCTCTTTGGTCTACTACTTCTTTCATCACAAAAGATTCCCCGATGTCAATCCTAAGACTACGAGCGGGACTTGCAGCAGAACCAAATTCGATAAATAAAGGGTGCATCGATAGATTTTGCACAATTAAGGAACAACGTTTATTATTCGACTTAGCTATAAGTTTGTCAGTTCCTTTTTCCAATACCCCCGAAATGTTATTGTAAGTACCACTAACATAAGGTGTATAACTTTCACTTAGAATATTTATTTCATCAATAAGATTAGTAAGTGTTCTTTCTACTGAAACTTCTTCACCACTATAGTGATTAATAACATTTTTTAGAGAATTAAGTAAAGGTAAAGTTCTCGAAAGAGAAGAACTATTACTACCTTCCCTAACAATAGAATCCGTGATGTCGAATTCTAATTCTTTTAGCACCTTGATGATAGACTCTTCCACATTAACCTCCTAATCTTACAGGGATAGAGTTGATAATAATTGGATCATTATTAATAGTATCATAATCATCCGGAGTACCGGGAATACTATCAAATAATCCAAGTTTAAGACAAAAATAAAGAATTTTCAAACTCATATATTTAATGCTTATAACTATTCAAATATACAGTAAGAGTGGCATTTGTACTTGTAGTAAGACGAAAAACACTTGAAAAACCAATACATCCTGCAATAGTTGCAAGATTTTCACTATCAACATGTTGAATAGAAGTTCCCGTACAAGTAATAGTCTTAATAGGAACCCATAGATTTACATCCTCAAGAGCATTAGGACAAACACTAAGAACTAGGTTTCCTGTATAGCCTGAGGGGTTACTAATAATGATGTAGTTTAGTGGGCCATGAATAAGAAAGATATCGTCTTCTACAGGAGTCGTACTACTAACGTAATTAAGAGTTAACCAATTATATTTTCCAATCATTATTAAGCCTCAAAAATAACGTGATACTTAGTCCAACTATTACTGCCATATAGAGGAACTCTTTCATCCAGGTCTTTTACGCTCGAAAAAGGGGAGGTTTCCCTTAACTCAGTAACTTTCTTCGCCGTCACTTTACCAATACCTTTCAAAGAGGAAATCTCTTCAATAGTTGCAGAATTAATCTTAATCTTTACTTCTTCAGGAACCATTGGAAGAGAAGTATTTAATTCTTTAGAAAGTTCAGGAATAAATTCAGTTCTTTCTGTCTTATTAAATTCCACAATATCTTTTTTCTTCAGAATCTCTACTTCGACTTCGGGTTTCTTAATATCGAGTAACTCACTTCCTTGTAGTTCTTTTGGAAGTTCATCCAAAGAATTATATTTTCCTTTCGAGTAAAAGTTACCGCTTTTTGTTCTATAGTCTTTTTTCAAATAAATCATAAATAGCTCCTAAAATAAATAAGGTAGCACACACTAGGCTACCTTACAGTCTAGTTTTTACCGAATCTATTATTTGGCTTGACGAGAGAACAACAATTTCGGATCAGGTACAACAGGAAGAATAGAAGCAACACCAATAGTAGCATCTACCGGAGGATGCTTCTTAATTTCTTGGGTTACAACATAAATACCCGTTTGACCATCGTTTTCCAAAGTCGGACCCATTGCCCGTTCACCCATATTTTCACAGATGAAAACATAGCGATTGTCGTTAAGGAAACGCACTTTCGTACTCGTCTTGTTGATCAATTCATCTTGATACATTTCATCAAAACGAATAATCGGGGGAATACCACGACGATCCAAAGCAATATCCAACATTTCAGGGCTAACCGTACCAACTTGAGTGACAGTCATCGAAGAAGCAGCATCTTTCGTAGCTTGTTGTTGAATCAGGTCATTATAGAGTTTACGGCTCATAATGATTTTATCCGGAGGGAAACCGTTCGTATCAGCAAACGTATCCACATCGTTCATCAGATCCTGAATACCATTTGCAGTAGAAAGCTGGTTCCATGCACTACCACCAGTCAAAGCAGCGGGGTAATGGTTATAGGAGATGTCGTGAGGGTTACGATAGTCGATATCGACAGTTACGCCTGTACGAGGGTCTGTACGGGAAATTTTACCCGTTTGAAGCAATTGCCAAGTAAACACATTCAGAAGTTCAACTTGAGCATTGGCAATCTGTTCAATAGTACCAAACAGATAACGAGCCAAATCATTGTTACTCCCTTTAATATATTCACCTCTCGGACCAACCATGTCCGATACTTGAATACCTTTAAGAGCAGCATTTTCCATGGCTTCTTTCATGTCCCACATCTTCTGTTCATCATAAACATATTGAAGTCCCGTCTTCAACAGTTCAGCAGAAATGGGTCGGAAAGTACCGTGTTGGGTTGCAGGAGCTTCCGTACCATAGGCAATAACAGAAGCTACTGTGTTAATACGTTCCATCACATAGGCAAGGAACTTAGGGCTGGAATAGGTTTTGAAAGGAAGATAATCATCCAACAGGTTACTACGATGAAGCAGGTTAGAGAGAGTATCCTCAATAACCATATCAGCAGCTTTAGCCTGTTGAGCCTGACTCAACCAATTAGCAATCCATGACATTATTTATTTCTCCTAGAATTAAGTTTGATAGTAAACAGTAAGTTGAGGGAATTGTTCTTTTAGAAGGTTATCCCAATAAACAAGACCCACATGGTAGACATCAGCTTCGTTATAGACACCGATATTCTGTACAAGACGGCCATCATCCAAAGAAATTGGTTGAGAGGTGAGACCATAGACGTATTCAGGACGAACACCTACAGCGGCACCAACAGGAACGTTGATAGCCAAAGTACTCGTAAATACCAGACGAGAAGCGTCAGAATCTACAGAAGCAATCGTACCAATCAAGGGATAAGTCGTAACAAAGCTCCCAGCACCGGCTGCAATAGTACCAGCGGTAGAAGTTTCAGATACAACAAGAGTAGCAGCTCCAGAAGTAAATAGGGAAATTACAGCACCAGAGACAGTAGCTCGTAGAATTTGCTGTTGAGCAAAGAGACTCTCATTGAGGTAGGTCGTAAATTCAGCAGCGACTCCAGCAGCAGTAGTCTGAGTAACGGTGAAGGTAATAAAGTTAGTATTAATCTGAACCGTCAGAGTATCTCCAGCAACCCAAGTCCCACCAATAGTAATGGTGTTCGTGGATTCTTGATGGTAGACAAGATCTCCATCTTTGAAAAGTTCCGGATGAGAGACTGCAAGAAAGGTTTGAGCCGTAGTAGCAGCAGCGGTAGTATAATCACGAGCCAAAGGACGGTCAACACCATTTACCCGTGCAAGAAATACACCGGGAGGAATGCTATATTTCCCCGTTGCATCACGGCTAATGTCATCTCTAGAAACACGCACACTAACAGTAGAGTGCATTTTATGAGATTTGAGTACCGGCTTGTTAACAACGTATGGAGTTTGGTGATTCCAATAAGCCATTTATTTTTCTCCTTATAGAAATAAATTAATTTTGTTTGTAAGCAGCAAAGATACCTTGTGCTGTGAGGTCTACATCTCGATCAGTAGAATCAGGAACGATATCTTCAAGACTTAGAGAAGAGAAGTTCAAAGGACGATACCCCGCATTGCTTGAAAGTTGACCAATAGTGTTGAACAGATTCAGAGCATAGGCGATACTTTGCAGATGAGTATAGTCATCAATCTCAGCTTCCTGAGAGGCACGAGAGAAGTTCGCAACTCGATTCGTATCATCAGTTCCAAACATCATTTGGAAAGCGATAGGAGCGAGTTTACCGTCTTCTACCAGAGCAGCACCGTAGTCAATGAGTTCATCCAAAGAAGCTTTCAATTCTTGAGCATGAGCAAATTCCATAACCTTAGAATAAGCGGCGTTGAATTGTTCATCTTCAACTTCCTCTTCTTCATACTCATAGTCATCTTCGATCTCGTACTCATCTTCTAGATCGTCTTCATACTCACCTTCTAGGTCATCCTCATACTCACCCTCGTACTCTTCTTCTTCCTCATACTCTTCATTATCATCCTCATCTTCAAGGAAATGTTCTTGAGTAGCAAGAGCAGCATTCACCAAACGTTCAAAACCTAGCTCGTCGGCTTCACCATCTTCATCAATATAAAGACCAGAGAGAATTTCAAGATCTTCTTCAGAGGGAGGAATTTCTTCAGTAAGCAAAGAAATAACATCAGCATCGCTAACATCATAGCCATTTGCTTGATAAGCCTCTACAATGTCTGCAACAGCATCATCAATATACTCGTAAGAAGCTTCCAATTTAGTCAGAAGCTCAGAAGCAAAGGGTACTTCAGCAACCGCAGTGCTAAAGTTAACCAGCCCTTCATAAGTGTTACCACTGTAAAAATTAATAGTCATATTTTCTTGTTTTTCTTCGTGTAAACGTTACAATACTACTCTGACGGGAATAGTTAGCCGGTGGTTGTGAGCCGGATGCTGCTCCTGGAGATTTCCCTCCTCCACTATTATTTATATTAGCAGGCATTTGTGCGTCCTGTTGTTGCTCCTCCTCTTTGTAAGTAAGTTCAAATAGGTTTTCAAGTTCTTTAACGAAGAAATCAATACTGTTATAGCTTTCTTCTACTGGATTCTTACCTTGTAATTCTTCTTCACCCGCTGAGTAATAAGAACTAAGAACAACCCATAAAGCCTCTGCCAATTCATAATACTTTGTCTCAAGCTGCTTTACATTTTCACTTCTTCCAAGAGCTTCTTCCATTGAAAAGATTTTGTTTCGACGATTCAAAACTTGAGACTCACGGGAAGTATAGTCATCAGCATCAGAATCAACAGCGGAAGGACGTGGGTTCATAGGGCTACTCTCAAATAACAAAATATTATCTTCTGTATAAATAGTACCACCTCGACTGAACATCAAAGATGGACCAATAATTGCAGGAATAGGAGTAGCAGAAACTTCAACAAAACATTCAGTAGCAGGGTCAATACCTGGACTTAAAGTCTTAATCCTTCCCTCTTTGATTGCCATTACAGCTTCTTTACCTTTAGCAACTAGATTATCTACAAAAACACCAACTTTACCAATTAAATGACGATATCGAGGATTAGGTAGATTATCTTCGGTAATAGTTTGACAATAAAATTCTCCTTCAATATCCCCAATATTATAAGTTTGTTCTTTCTTATGGTCTTTTTGAAAAGGAATTCGTCCACCTTTACGAATAAAATCATTAGTATTTCGCACAATATTTTCAATTCTGCTTACACTAAAATTATGTGGGCGTTTCTGACTATCTACATGGTCTCCTTCTACAAAGATTAATGCAGGACCAGATAAAATGTAATCACCAGAATTATTTTTCTTAAAATTAAGCATAACTTTTATCTTTTATTTCATATCTCTTATCATAGCAATTTGATTATCAATATCCCTTGTTACATCATTAATATACAAATTAATATTATCAGTAAAAAACTTTCTTTCACTTGTTGTTACATTAGGGCTACGAGATAACTTAGGAAAAATTCTTGAAGCATTATCTAATTCTTGCACAAAGATATCGTAATCGCTAAGAACAGAATTACCTTTAGTTCTAATTTGTTGTTCAATATAAATCTTAAGTTGTTCTAATTGTTCAACTTTTAAGTCTATATCCGCAGAAGTTAAGTTAGGGCGAGATACAAATAATTCAAAATCTTCTCTTAAGCTACCTCTATATCGTAATGCTAAACCTCTAATCTGACTTTCTCGAAAGAAAAATTTAGTATAACGTTCTTTAAGCTCTTCTCTTAAGCTATTACTAAGAGGAACATTACTAGAACTAACTATATTTGGACTATCAATAGTTTTTAAGAAAGTTCTAAAACTAATGGCTCTTTGTCCGGCATTACCAATAACAGACTTAGCATCAACTTGAACAACTCTATCACTTTTAGTTCTAATTGTAAGATTCATTTCATCTAATTCTTGATAAAGCTTATTTGCTGTATCAATTCTAGATTGGATAGGTTTAAGTTGTTTTTGTGTTAGTTGACTATTTCTATTTGCTGGTAAAGGAGAACCAAATAATTTTTCTAGTTTACTAATACTTGCTTCATATTCCTTAAGTAAATTTTTTAATCTTACTTGTGTTTCTTTAGTCTTAGCTCTACTTAAATTTTGATTAAGTTGTCTTCTTTTAGCTTTAAGCTCACTAATATAATTACTAATTACAGTAGGTTCTAATTCACTATTAATTAAAGAATACTTACCATTCTGTTTAACTCGGTATAATTTATTTGCTTTATCAACAATTCTTACTTCAGTAATATTATTTGTATTAGGTAACCTTCCCTTAAAAGCTTTACTCAACATTAAGTCAATATTATCTGAGACATTTTGAATATCTCTTGCTTGATACCTTAAGACATTCGTAATAATTTGAGAAGATGTTCGATCATTAATTTGAATTAGATCTTGTAATAAAGTAACATCTAAACTTTGTCTTCCTTCTGGAGTCTTACCAGTTCGAGCTTTAATATAAGCTTCGATCTTACCTACTACTGTAGAAGCTTCTTCAATATCACTAATATTATCTTCTGTTATATCTCTTGCATTCTTAAGAATATCTTCAATTCTTTGTGCCTGTCTAGGAGAAATACTTAATGGAGGACGATCAACAACAGTAGGGTTAACAGGAAGGTCATCGTCAAAATTCCGAACAGCTTCTATTGCCGGTCTAAAACTTGGTTCTCTTAATACCGCTTCTAATTCAGGATCAAGATTTTCTGGCAGTTCTACTAATCTTTGAGAGGGGGTGGGAATATCCGTAACATCTTTTGCAGGAGGGAGTGCAAGAGGAGGGCGGGATTCAACAATATCATCAATAGAAGATACAAGTGTATTGGGACTTACATCTGTAATCTCTTCAATCGTATCGTCAACAGCACGAGAAGAAGCTTCTACAAAATCTTGTACAAGATTATCATCTGGAACAACTCTTCTACCTCTTTGTAGAGCATCTACAGCATTATCATATAATTGCTGACCAACTCTACTCCTCGCAATAGCATATAATCCTACACCCGTAGCTAATACACTTCCCGCTGCAATCAATCTTCTACGTCTTTCCTCCTCTCTCTTTCGACGATCCCCTCGTGCTTTAATATTTAGACCTACAGCACCCATAACGACCATTGCCTGTAAGAGTCGGTCATTATTTACAAGACTCTCAGGACTAATCTTATTTGCTGCAAGTTGTTCACTTAATACTTGTTGATAGGTCGAAAAGAAATTCTTCTTCTCGCTCTCTAGTTCTTCTTGTGGTGGAATAGGTTCTAAATAACTACGACAATAGGGATGAACACTTGGAAGATAAAAGACTCCAATAGCAGAATTACGTTTTACTTCATCAAATGTTTTCTTTGTATTAGGAAAATAAGGATAAAGTAATCCTCTTCCTGTAGCAAAAGCTTGTATCTCTGTTAAGTTAAAGATTCTATTATTTAAGGACATACAAAAAGTAGAAGTTTTAGTATCAAGAGTACTAATCCAACGTACTTGTTTTACACCATTACGAATAAAAGCTTCAATACGACCTAAGTTATATGAAGTTGTAAGTTCGTTATTAATAATTCTTTCTAGACGATTAAAAGGGTTAACAATTAGATTGTTAATATTATCTGGAGGGAAATCATCTCTACTCTTCTTATCTATCTTTCTTCCTAGCTTAGCCTCATGAATACGAATATAATTCTCTTCGACTAATCTATTAAATAACTCTGGGTCAGTATCTTTTCCTTGTTTAGTATTTTCTTTTGTTATTGCATAAAGTTCTCTTCTTGCTTCTTTTCTTGCTTCTTGTAAAGATAAATATTGGTCTTTAATAATAGGGTTAACACCATTAAACTTACCCCTAGTTCTTAAATCACTTCTTATTTCTCTAACAACTTTTTCTACTCCACCTTTAGAAATAGTTTTCTGTCCTTGTTTTAGATAACCTTTTTCTTCCAATTGCTTTACTAAGTTAGGGGGAAGTTTAGAAGTAGAAATAGTATCCCTTTGTCTTAAATTAACTTTAGGTTGTTGATTATCTGAGATAAGTTTACTTAAAGCTCTTTGTGTATCAGGGTAATTAATTTTTCCATCTTTTGTTATTAAGTCAATATTGTACTCTCTAGCTAATTGGGAAATATTTTGTTTATAGTCATTACCAAATTTAGCTCTTGCTTCTGTTATTTTTACTCTTAAATCTTCAAAAGAAGTTGCTTTAATCCCATATTCTTTAATTAATCTACGGTCATTAACATCTAATTCTTCATTGTCGGTTAATTTTTTTAGAATATTTCCTAAAGCTTTATATTTATTCAAATTTACAGAATTTTCGTCTAATGAAATTCTTAATCTTTCTAGTCTCTTCTTATTCGTTTTAATCTGACTATATGAAATACCTTTACTTTTAAGGTTAAATTCATTTTGTAATTGTTTAATTAAATTATTTGCCTTACTTTCTTCTTCTGGAGAAGCTTTTTCATAAGCTACAGACTCAAATAATTCTTTTAATTTTTGTTTTCTTTTACCATCTGTTAAGCTTGTGTCTTTAGTAATTTCTGCTATTTGTGTTTTAAGGTTATCCTTAAACTCTTCTGTATAGTAATTACTTAATTCAATAGTACGAGAATCAATATAAGCTTGTACATCAGATAAACGTTCTTCTGTATTGGCAAGATAAGGATAATAAGTTTCAATATCACGAATACGTTCTCTAACATCAACGTCGAAAGAAAGATCTACCCCAATACCCGGACCTTTAATTGCACGAGGACGTTTAACTATTTCTTTACCTAGTAATCCTTGTAATCTTTCTTTTACCTTTAACCCTGGTACTTTTCTTGTCTCATCAACTTTTCTATTTGCAATATAAGTTGATAGTTGTTTACGTTTTTCTTCATATAAGAGACTAGCTTCAAGAGTATCCTTCTCTCTTAAATTTACAAGTTGCCGAGCTTGTCTTTTAACTTTACCTTTACCAGTAGGCCCATAAATACGGTTAATTGCTTGTACTTTTTCTTCTTTACTTAAATTAGGATTACTTACAATAGTATCAATTTGTGCATCTATCTGTTCCGTTCTATAAGGAATAAGCTTAGGCGCACGTTGTTCTATTTTCTTTCGAGTAACGATATCAGAAGTTTCAACCCTAAAAGGCATATCTTTTTGAATCTTACTTTTCAATTGTTTTCTTGCGCGGGAATCTACTTCGGCCCATGCAGACATTTGGTCTGTAAATGCAGGAACTCTAGCGTTAGTATAAGAATTTATATCTACATCCCGACCTAAATAAGACCTAATAGAATCTTCTTTATCCCTAGTAGACAGATTACTGTTTAAGATATCTTGAATATCTTGTTCTTCTTTATATTTTTTTAATACTCTACGTCTCTGGTAAGTATCTAAATCTTCCCAACGTCTTTCAATTTCATCATAATCTCTAGACTGTAAGAGCCTATCTAAAAAATTAGTTTTAACTACTTTATCTGTTTCTTTTCCTTTTGGTTGAATTCGGTCACTAATCCTAATACCTCTTTGTCGTAATTCTGTAGTAGATTCTTTTAAGACCTTAGCGTTTCTTCTTTGTCGGTCTCTTTTAACAAGAGCATCCCCTAAAAGGTCTCTATCTTCACGACCTAAATAAGTTGTTCTTACTGCATTTTGAGTTTCTTCTGGTAAAGAATCAAATTGTTTAAGTGCTTGTAACTCTTCTTTAGTTAAACGTCCCTCTTTAAGATTCTTTTTAAGCTTAATTCTTTGTTTTTCTAGTTTTTCAACTCTTTTCTGTCCAGGTACACTATTTGTAGGCGTAAAATCAGTCCTTCTAGTCATACTTGTTAGAATCTTTTTATTTTTACCCTGCAAAGAATCATAAATAAGGTCTAAATCCCTATTACTGTATTGGCCATAATTCTTTTCTACATGGTCAAGAATTCTTGTCTGAATATCTTTGGGTAAATTATCTACACTTTTAAGATTTTCTAAAAGCATTGCTACCCCTCTAGGAGAGGAAGGCGTTACGTAAGATTTAACCCTTTCCTGAAAAGATGATAAGTTAGCTTTAGGTTGATCTCTTCCTGATAAATCAATTTGAGCGAATTGAATACTATTATTATTAGTCGTGTATTCTATATTTTTCTTTCGATCATAAAACAAACCTTCATGTAACCCTTCTAACCACAAAACTTTTAATGCAGGAGCTACTATCTTTCCTACATTAAGGTCTTTACCATTGCTATTAATAATTAAATCTTGAATTTGTTTCTTAATACCTTCAAAATAACGAGATGTAAGAGAGATGAATAAAGATTCTACATTTTTAGAACTTATTGTACTCTGTTTCTTTCGTCCAAATTTAATAGTCTCTATTTTGTGGTTGTCAGATAAAAGATTTGACATAGATGTTGACTTTTATAGAAGTTCCCACATATAATAGCATAGTAATTAATGGAGACTACATAATGTACAACTTAAACAAGGCTGATCTAGGTTCTTTTCTGCAAGGATTGATGGCTGATGCAGGTATCAAATGTTCTAAGGAACGTGCAACGGCAATGATTAGTGAACTATTCAATTATCTTTCTAGTTCTGTAGCTAATGGCTATCGAGTTTCTATTCATCAATTTGGTGTATTTGAGCCTCGTTTCCGTAAAGCTTCTTTCCGTAACAATCCTCAAGATCCTACTGGTACTGTACGCATTCCTGTTAAAGAACGCTATGTCCCTGTATTCCGTCCTTATACCTACTTTAAGGAAGCCGTTAATACCTATGATGGTGAACCTCCTTATGGTGCTACTGAGGAACAGAAATGTCCTACTGGTGAATGTACTGTTGAATAAATCTAAAACTGAAGCTCTCTAGATAAAAAACAAAAACCTCTTTCTATAATGAGAGAGGTTTTTTATTACCTATACTGAAATACCTTATACAGGTTTTATTTGGATCTTATATAAGTTGTCGTCTCTGACTTGTCTTAGGTTTACGTCTACCCCAACCAAATCCTCTTTTAGGTGTATATCCGGCATTAATATTCCTTCCAGAAGAAGCCACATTTCTTCCACCAGATTGTTTCTGTTGGATACCCGCAAACATACGAGCTTCTTCACGAGACTTAAAGGTTTGTCTACGTTGCCCAATGATATTCTTATTCAGATTCTGATTACCAAAATCTCTACCCATACTATTCTTTGGAGAAATAGCTTTATTTCTTCCGGCATTCATCTTTGGATTCATCGGCTTTGGATTGGCAAAATTACCTTTACCACCTACCTTAGAAGTTGCTCGTTTAATACCACGAGCAAGACCTCCAAAACCAAATTCAATATAACCTGTATTCATTTAATTTATTGTCCTTTTCTTCTAATTTCATAACGATCAGTAAGGCGTTTAATACCTCGACGAGCAAGTTCAACACCTCCTACACCGGCAAGACCAATGGCACCGTATTTAGAGAGTTTTTTACCCGTCTTAAGTCCTTGTATTTTATTTTCTTGTTTAATTACAGAATCTCTCAATCCTTTATAAGCTTTCTGTTCTTGTTCAAGTTTAGGAGTTAATTCCCTAATACTCCTTTTAGAGGACTTAATAAATTCAGGCAAGCCAGGGAGTTTACCCTTTCTTCTTTCTAAATCCATCCCTTCAATATCACGCATTTGACCAATTGTTTTAGCTTTATTTTTAGCATAATCTAAGTCTATTTTAGCTTTGCGTAATTTCTCTTCCACGTCAAGAACATCAAGATCTTTTTTAGACCTTTTGGCCTCTAAGTCTTGATATTTACGTTCTTGTCCAGGGATAGCTCTTTTAATCCCATAACTTGTAGCCCCTAATCCAGCAGCACCAATAGCACTACCTTCAGCAATAAGATTACGCTTTTTTCTTGGCTGTTTATCTTTTGCACCTGGAGTCCTTGCAAACTCCATCAATAATGTAAACATTTAGTTTAATCCTCTAATAATAAAATTGTTTAATTCAGGTGAGAAGATAAGAAATTCTTCGATCTTAAATAGATTTTCCTTAATTCCCTCTTTCCATAACTTAATATGGAGATCAAGTAGAAACTTACCTCTTGCACATCCGTTATTTTCTTTTATAAGATTCTTATTTATTCCCCTACTTTCATATTCATAATAAAGTTTATTTGCTTCTAAACTAAAATCCCATTTGATAGAAGAACAAAAATCAAATACTTCTACAGCTTCTTTATATAAGGGAAGAATTTTATTAGACCATTTTTTCATAATCTTTACATTACTCTTTCTACTCTTAGATCTTGTTCAGGATACCAATAAACTTTATATTCACCTTCTCCAGGATTAACTTGCTGTTTACCTTTAAGACCTCTATATTTAGTATTTTTCCTAAGATAATCACTAAATTCCATAACAGCCCTTCTATTATTTAAGTAAGGTTTAAGAAAAGCCATTTGTTCTCTTGCAAGATTGTCTGATATAAATTCATTATCACGAATCTCTTGGTATAGTGTACGAAAAATCTTTTCAAACCCAGTTTCTGTATCGGCTACTCTCTCTCCTTTCTGTCTTTTTTTAATAGTACTCAGTTTATTTAATGTGCCATATTCTTTAATTAGTTTTTTAGTAGCTGCTGACTTTGGGAACGTTTCTAGAAATTTTTCTAATTGCCCACTAATGTCATCATCAAAATCTAGAAGTACTGCGTCTAAGGTAGGGCTTGTGTGAATTAATTGGTAAACTACTGCATCCTTACTTTTAGATGTATATCCCTGAGCTACTTCAAAAGAAGATGTAGAATATAAACCTTTACCGTAGTAAAGACCTTCTGAAGAAGTTTCATCAATAGAGCTAATTTTACTAAGTCTAGAACTAGAACCATGGAAATAAGCCCCAGGAGTTATCGGAAAAATATCATCATTATAAACACCCGCTTTAGAAGATTTAGGTTTAGGTAGACTTTCTATAGCTCTTGTTAAGTTATCTTTTGCAGGGGGAAGTAGTAAAGGTTGTCGTTGTTGTGATTTAGGTCTATCAGCCAAGGTACTAAAAGGAGCAAGCGGTTCATCCCAAATATCTGGTTCCCTTTTTGGCCTTAGGATATCGGGTGTTACTTTTGATTTCCGAATATCAGGTATTACTTCTGATTTTTGAACATTAGGTCTCCCTTTTGATAGCACTTCAACAACTGAGTTAGCTTCATCAGCATTAGCTTTTGCCTGTTTCTCTAACCATTCTGTAGGATTATTACTATCAAACTTACCTGTTTTCTTAATAGTATGTTTCCTTCGGACCATTAATAAAGCAGCTCCTACAATAGCCCCACCTCCAAGTAGAGTTCCCGCAGCTTCTACATACTTACGTCGATGTTTTTTTACTTTTACCGGGCCATTCTTACCTCTACGGACATAACTGTCTACATCAGTCTTTGCAAATTTTATTAGTTCTATAAAGCCTATATTCATTCAAATATCCTCACATTCCGATCATTCTTCATAAAACCCATAATCTGTTTTGTTGCTATATTGGTCCTAGTATTTCCCACTAATCCGCTATTAGTTCTATAAAACTCTCTATTCTGCATTTCTTTCATCAATTGTTCTGTAGCTTCAAAACTGATTCCTTTTACAAGTCCCTTATTTTCAACCCACATCAACATTAATATTGTTGCGTCTACTTGATCATTATTTGCAGAAGCAGGGAAGGTAGTTAATTCTTGTACATATTCAGTAATCCAAGGATTAATAGTCTCACTTGGAAGCCAAATACGATGAGATTCAAATACAGGTAAATAGGCAGTTGTACGCAATAGCTTTCCGTTATTCTTATTTCCTCCAAGATTAAAGTCTTTTGGCTTTACCCCGATCACATTATAAGAAGGAAGCTCTTTCTTAATAGTATCAATTAATCCACCACCAGCAGCCATTTCTTCAATCAAGTTATACCTAATTTCAGGATATAACCTCATCATTCTCTTAATAGCATCAATCTGTTGAGTAAAACTCCATTTATCTCTCATTTGGTAAAGAAGATAATACTTACCATCTTTTCCTACACCCCATACTTGCCCTACACAATAACTATTATTCTCTCCTTGTATCTCTTCACCAAAGTTAAAATCCCAAGAACAAATAAGATAATGAAATAAGCTGGTAAAAGCATATTTACTAATAGGCACAGCATAGTATCGAAAGAAAGAGTCTTTAATTAAACCTCCTCCAATAGGTGCGGGTCTTTGTTGAAATTGAGCCGCTGTTCCATATTCTCCAAGCTTCTTCTCCTGGATTCTTACCTTTACTTCATCCATATACTTGGGACATAGAAGTTCTCCTTCTTTCGTCCGAGGGTCCATGAACTTTAATGGTGTACGAGTAAAATACTTTGGTTTCTTCTCATATCTCATTGGAAGACAAAGATGATACCAATCTTCTTCTAATGCATCTTCTTTCAAAATATGCTCAACTAAGTCCATCTCACTGAGCCTTTGCATAATAATAAGTCTTACAGCATCAGGGCCATTAGCACGAGTACTCATCGTATATTTCCACCAATCAATTACTTTCTGACAGGAAAGCTTACTAAAGGCTTCACTTGCTTTTAATGGGTCATCCACAATAAGACAGGTATAACCTTCACCTAACTGTTTACCCGCACCAATAGTAGAGGCCATACGATAACCTCCAAGATTATTCTCATATCGTCCCTTCTGGTTTACATCTTTCTTTAATGAAAACCTATCTCCCCAAGCATTCTGATACCAATCATTCATAATTACTTGACGAGACCGAAGAGAATCACGAAGAACAAGTTCATCACTATATGAAGTAGTCATAAATTGTTCTCTTGGGTTATCAATCCAGGTCCATGTAGGAAATGAGATGGAACAGATAGTAGACTTAGCCATCCGAGGTGGAAGATTAATAATTAAGTTCTTTATCTCTCGTTGACTTAAAGCTTGTAAGTGGTCACATATCGCCCCAATATGCCAATTATCTATAAAAGGTTGAGGTACATGAATATTCCAACTTAACTTGTGATACTCATATAAGCTTTTCTCTGCTTTTTCATAATCAATCAGAGACTGAATTCTTTTCTTCTCTGCTTCAATCTGACGTTTATATTCTTTTAAGTCTTCAAGTTGTACCCGACGTTCAAACTCTTCTTTTCGTTGTTTCTTCGTACTTGCCATA